GGCTCTATGGCCTATCTCAATCTTTCTCTTTTGATTGATTTCCGAAGCTAGGCATTAACCCGCTTAGCTTAAGACCTATACCATAGACGTTAATTAGTTCTTTCTTCCGAAATAAGAAACTTCCGGATGCAGATGGTTCCGACTTGTCGAAACTGATGTACGGGAGAGGTGGTACCTACGTAAACTGCCGTCCTCTTATTTATAAGAGAACCGCGGAATAGTAATATAACCTCACATTACTTTAACTAATAATCAAGAAATGAAAAGAAAATTTATATTTAATCTTAACAAATCTACATTAAAAGCTAAGGCAGTGGGAGCTAAAATAACTACGTTTGCCCTAAGTGATAGTAAAATATTACTTAGTACTCTACTGAAGGAAGCTTGGAGAATATCCGTGCTTTCATTAGGTAAGAGTAAAGGTCTTTCTTCTCGTGTAAGAATATTCAACAACTTTATGCAAAGTGTTTTCCGTATATACAGAAATCACGGAGCATCTTTTACCATTAAATGGTTAAAAGGGAACTCGGTAGCACTCCAACGATTTTTAGCTAGATCGCCATATCACTCGTTAAGAGAAATAGAGCCTACATTGCCTTTACCACGGTTAATTAATGGACTCCCTGGGGTTATACCTCAAGGAGATCGTCGATTAATTCGGGAAGATAATATAGGGATCATCAGATTTTGGTTAAGTATTTTTAATATTTACCGAATCTTAGATGGACCATTAAAACCCAAATTGAATTCTATTACTGATCCTTATTCAGGAGAAGAAAATATTATTCATGAGTTTAAATGGTTCTGTTTCACTTATCTGTGGAAGATATTACCGGGTATAAAACCTAGTGATATCCTGACGTCAGCTAACTTTATTTTCCGTTCTCAAAAGGCAGGTCCAAATACCTCCAATTCCTTATGGTCTTACTACACCGACTTATGTTGGTGGGCTCAATCTGAAGAAGATTATAATATCTTTAAAGATTATTGCTCTATTAGTAAGAGTCATGGGTTATGGGGTAGATTTGATCGAAGTATTACACATTTGTTTGATATCTTACAAGCGGGCGGAAGAATTCCTGTAAAGGGATCCTTCGCCTACTCTTCAGCTATCCGACCGAGTGCTTCTACTAAGATTCCGAATCTTCAGAAAGGGCAGAAAGGGTCTCTAGGCTATGTTAGCCCGGAATCTCTAACTATCCCTCTTCGAGGAGGACAACTTGCTTTTAAAGTTGAGGCTGCTGGAAAACTTAGAGTTTTTGCTATAGTAGATATTTGGACGCAGTCGGTTTTATCACCGTTGCATGATTCTATATTCAACCTATTAAGTAAATTACCTAACGATGGTACCTTTGATCAAGAGGCGTCTTTTAGACGTGCTCAGATTAAAGCTACTAAAGCTGGTAAAGCTTACTCTGTTGATCTTAGTTCAGCGACAGATCGATTACCTCTTATCATTCAAGCTAACCTTTTGGATAGCTTAACTGGTGTAGATGGTTTTGGATCTGCTTGGTCTAAATTATTAACTAAGCGAGAATACTATGTTCCTAACAGTCCTGATGAGAGACTAATGGATTTGAAACTTCCATTTGGTCAGTCATTGAAATATAAAGTTGGTCAACCGATGGGTGCATTAAGTTCCTGGGGTATGTTAGCACTTACTCACCATATGCTTGTGCAATTTGCATCAAGCAGATGTGGTAAACTAGAGAGAAATTCCTGGTATGACAATTACGAAGTATTAGGTGATGACATTGTTATCTTTGATGACGATGTTTATAACCAATACGTTTTAGTTATGGACGCCTTAGGCGTTGATACTAATCCTAGTAAGTCTATACCTTCTCCAGAACGACCAGTCTGCGAGTTCGCCAAACGAACATCTGTTGGACTTAATGATGTCTCAGGTTTGTCTTGGAAAGAGTTATTACAAGGTAATAACCTTCCTGGGAAAATCAACTTAGTCTTACGACTAGGAGAGAGATTGTTAATCAACAACGAGATGATTTTAAAATCGATACTCGTTAGATTTGGTGATGCATTACGAAAACCATTGCAAAATGGTGTATCTCATGCATTAATTGGAATCTTAGGATCCTTATTAATGAAAATTGATAAGAAATCGCTAAGCCCTGCAATTAGTTTACTGGTTAATCCCGACCATATGGAAGGGGAGGATTACTCACCTAAAGAAGTAAGTATACCTATACACCAGGCTATGCAAGTAATATTGCGACTAATGTCGAAAGAACCGTTTGACCCAGACTCAATCATTTCTCGTTATGAGGATAGATTAGAGTTTGCCAAAGACGAGATTCTTCCGTTTATGGCTCAGACCATCTATTTAACAGCTTTTGAGCTAGTTAAAAGAACAGTAGCTAATTACGATAACAAAGTTACGTTATTGGCTGCAACTCTAATAGATGTGTCTGAAGTAGACGATAAAGTGCTAAAGTCAATAGTTAGATCTATTGCTGAGGACATCTTGTTACAAGATGAAGACCCGCAAGACTATCTAGATTCTCTTGAAACTAAAGTTTACAACGCAGCCAAGTATGGTATGCCTATCGAAGAAGCTTTAAAACTTCTGAAAGACGCAACCTCCTTTGCTAACCGTTTTGAAATTCAGTACTCGAGACCGAAAGGAGAAATCCCTACGGATAATGCTTTAGCCTTAATGGCATCAAGAGCTGGTGATCCAACTAAACCTAGTTGGTATGCTTTACCTGAGTTCCAAGGTTATCCTGAATTAGGATTACACTCGAAAGACTGGCTTGCGCAGCTAATAGCGCCTTCTAAATTAGTTCATTAAATAATGTAGTTAGAGGCAGATTAAGAGATGATGAGTCTCTCGTATCGGTTAGTTTAGGATCTCGAAGAGACCAAACCTATCCTCGC